ACACATTGTAATCCCTCTCTAATATCATTTCTAAATAGTGTATTGCTTTCTTAATATCTTCTTCTTTTCCTTTCATAGAATGCCTACAAATATACTTTATAGCGTTTCCTTCTGCAAACAAAAATTTATTTTCATTTATAAACTCTGCAGGTTGTATGCTAAATTGTTTATAGTGATTCCCGCCGTGCTGCTTGTCTAATGATTTATAACCTATTCCTTTAAATATACTTTTGTCTGTCATGTTTCCTCCTTTTAAAGTTCTAAAATTTCTCTCCAATTTTTTTGTATTTTTGCTAAAGAATAAGGAGCAGAAGATCCTATAGTCCAACAATCTATTCTCCCTCTACTATAAGCAACATAAGCTAGTCTTGTTGCTTCAAAGCCTTTAGTTTCTGGATAGTATGTTGATAAATCTACTATTATATTATCACGAGTTAATCCTTTTACTTTGTGTATTGTATCGTGTTGAACTCTTGGTTTTTTAGTTGTGTCCATACCATTAGTTAAAACTTTATTAATGTAAGGTATTTTATCAATTAATTTTTCATTTTTAGAAAGAGCTTCATGATTTAAAAGTTGAGAAAGTCTTTCAAATTGTTTTATTTCTGGTTTTAAATAACCTGCATTTATAAGCTCCTCAACATTATAATCTCTATCAATTAAAGGTTTAAGTTTATCGACATCACCTAAACCATTAACTTTTACTTTTGATCCCATCAACTTCCAGTATTCTTTTATCTGTTGTTTAGAAACTTTATCATTCATAAAAGTTTTCCAATTTTTAAAACAACTAAAATGTTCTCTAGATACGTGAGCACTGCCTGATACCATTTTATAATCTATTCCATTATTTTGTAGAAATTTATTTATATCTTTATGAGTAGGGTTGCCTCTGTATGTAAATAAGAATGTTTCATTTGTATTTAAAATTTTATTAATTAAAACATCCTTTGCTTTACACCCTTGATTTAATCCAGGTATATAATATGATTTTCCTACAACATCAGTAGGAGTCCAAGTTCTTTCTGAAAGTTTACCTTTATCTTTCCACACAGGTGCAATAATATTTCTACATATTTTATTAATCGTTTGGCCACATCTTAAACCTTCAGTAAGTTCATTAGCCTTTGCTTGTTCCGTGTTAGCTAATTGATAAAAATATTCAGGGTCTGATCCTGCATATTCGTGAATAGTTTGATCAGCGTCTCCTATAAAAATAAATTCTTTTGCATATGTGGCTGCTTTTTGTAGAGCAGCTATCTGAGGTTTACTACAGTCTTGAGCTTCATCTACTATCAAAACATCTATATCAGTAGGTATAGCTGCGTTAAATCTAAAATTATCTATCATGTCTACAAAAGATATTCTTTTATGTTCTTCATTGTTTCTGTATTCATCATATTTTTCTTTTAACTTTAAAAGTCCACCTGGCCCTTGAAGACGGTAGTTTTGATAACGAGATCTATCACAAAGAGCCCAATACTTTTCAAGTTCTTCTTCAGAAGTTAAGTCATAACCCTTACCATGAGCGTGAGAAATAAACTCATAAAGAGGATGTTTATCCCAAGAAGTATTTTTTTTTACAATATTCATTCCTGAATTATCTTTACAAAAAGCCTTGTGATCTTCGTGCTCGTATTTTTTTATATTTAAATATTCTCCTTTAAAATAAGAGTGGATAGTACATATTTGATCTTGTAAATTTGTGTCTGGTATATGCGCTATTTCTGGTATGTCTGGTAAACCTGTTTCTTTATTTATTTTTTTTACAGCTTTTATAATTTCCTCCGCCGCTGTGTTTGTATGAGATAAAATTACAATTCTATCCCAAGGATATTTTTTTAAAAAACCAGCATATTTATCTTTTAACCATCTGTGAGTTTTACCTGTACCAGGAGGACCTGGAATAAAATTTGGAATCTTTAAACTATTCATCACCTGCACTGTCTCCAATATAGACAGACTCTCCTTCCCATATTAACTTATTATCTTCTACTTCCTCTCCTTTTATTACCCAAGAAACACAAGATTTATTTTTGTATTTACCTAGATTTTTTTTACCTTTCAAAATAGTTTGAACTTTGTGAACAAGATCTTGTCTTTTTAAATTTACTCTATTTTTTATTAATTCTTTTTCAAAATTGTTTAAATCAAATTCTATTCGTTTTAATTCTTGATTATAATAGGGTAATTTATAAACAGCTAATTGTTCCTTATCCGTATAAACACCTTTTGTATCTAAATAATCTAAGAAAAACATTTTAAATCTAGAATCTTCTTCTGCTTCTTTTACATATTCTTTTGACTGTTCTCTGTTGTAAAATTTAGCCATCATTATTTCTTCAAATTCTTTTGGTGTCATTCTAGGTATCCATACTTTTGCTTGACTCATAGCAATGTCACAAAACAATTTTAAATTCATAAGTGATTCACCATCAATCCAAATTTTTTCCTTAACTGTTTTTAAACCAACTCCATCTACATTTTTTTGTGGTACATTTAAATGTACGTAATACCTGTTTGCTCCATACTCTTCTATTTTTTCAATAGTGTCTTTCGATACTTGTAAAGATACATCTTTAAATAAACCTATCCAATTAAATAAACTTGTTATGTTTTGATGACTGTAACCTGTGATTTCATGAATTTTATTTATTCCAAATTTTCTAGCAGTTTTTCTGCTTGAAGTCCCTTTCTTCAATCTTTTTGCTAAGTCTTCATCATCTGCGTGTTCCGCGATCCGAGATACAAAATTATTTATTTCATTATCAGTCCAATCTGAATGTTTAACTAAAATTCCTGCGATCGCAGTGCAATAATCATCTCTAGCTCCTGTGCTAGGATATATAATTGTAAGTGCCGCAGATAAAGCAACTTTGCCTACATCTATAGATAAGTTTCCTTGATACTCTCTTATCTCTTCAAACTTTTCCCATCTTACATTTGTTTTTGATTTACTATGCAAAGAACCTGGAACTATAGTATATCTTTTTTTCTCAGTACGTAATTCACATATCATTGAACCATGTGGAAAATCTTTGAAATCTTTTTCAAATTCATCTGGTAATTTAAATTGTTTAAAAGGTATTTGATTTCTGTTAGTCCAAAGGTAATGACTTGTTGGATTACCTTCTCTTCCAAAAATTGCACCACAATCTTTGACGTAATAATTAATAAATCTTTTTACAAATTCGTTATCTATATCTAAATCAACATCGTGATCTAATCTTAATGCTATCTCTGCTGTTTCGTGATCCCTGTTCCATATATCTTTCTCTATTTTAAAATCTGGGTCGGTATACTTCTTTACTTTAGGAGTACCCTTAAGACAGGGTATAATTACCCTTCCCAATTCTAACCAATCTATATAATTTATAGGTTCTTTATTCATTTTATATTCTCTATTAAATTAAGAGTGGGCGGTATCCACTCTCGCTTCTCCGCCCATCCTGCAGGAAATTATAAACTAAATTCTTTTTTAGCTTCTTTAGTTTCAGGTTTAGCTTCTACTTCGCCTTTGCCAACACTGACTGCAAAGCTTTTAGCCATATCATAGATAGATTTATCTTTGACAGGACCAACTTTAGAAACATCCCAACCAAACCAAGTTCCTTTGTCATTAGACATTTGAACTGTAGATAGTTTGTAAATGTGGCTATAAGTTGGCGGTGTAAATAAACCGTTAGCACCTTGTAGTTTCAAACCCATCATCATTGAATTCCATTTTCTACTAACTTTAAGTTGAGTAGATTTCATAGAGATCAATGCAGATTCTGCGCTATCTCCCACTACAAGTACAAAATGATTAGCAGTGTTTTCTAAATAGTTACCATTAGGTAATCTATCTTTGTATGACTTATCTCTAGTCGTTTGACTAACGATATCACTATCTGCATCATGAATTGCAACAGGTGCACCTGTACTGGTACCTCTGTCTTGCCATTCAACATATTGTCTTTTGTAATGACACGGTATAACTTGTATTGAGTCATACAATTCATTTGTTACAGTGTTCATTATTTTGCCAGGTTTTGCGCCCTCGACATATTTACCATCACGTTCGTTTACCTCTGGTGATAGTTGTCCCAAAATTTTTAAGAATGGTAACGCAAGATCTTCTTGCGACATATTTTGGGCTCCTTGTTGTGCATCAGCTTCAAAATTTACTGCAGCTAATGCTCCTTCTTTTTTAGTTGTTACATCGTTCATGTTACTTGTTCCTTTTTATTGTTGTCTTATTCTCTGAGAATACCCCAAAGATTTCCGTTGGCATTTCTTTACCTGCCTCAATACGTTCACGGACTAACGCTTTCAGAGTCATGGGTTCTACCTTCATCTTTTGTGTCGGTTGAAACCCTTGACCCTTTGCAAGTTCGGCATAATCAGCCGCCTTGTTATCTTCGTTACGACCAAACGATACGA